TATGCGCCCAGCCCCCCGGCGGCATTGATCTGGTTGATGCCGGTGTTGAAGCCTGCGCTCTGCTGGAGCAGCGGCGAGACCTGACTGTAAGTGCTCTGCCCGCCAGCTTGGCCGATCTGGTTGATGAACTGGTTGCCGCCCATCCCAGCGTTGAGAAACTGGGACGCGCCGCCGTATGCCGAGTTGTTGCCCGCCGCCGACATCATCGCGGTGTACGGGTTCGATCCGGTCGAGGCGTTCAGGTACGGCATCGCGCCGCCCATGATGTCGGTCATGCCGTAGCCCGCGGCCATCGAGCCGTAGGGGTTCGACTGCGACTGCATCAGCGAGCCGTACATCGACGGCGCCACTTGGTAGTTGGCTGCAGCCGCGACGCCGAAGCGGTCGAGGTTCTGCACGCCGTTGGCGTAGGCCGAGGCGACATCGCCGCCGTAGCCGAGGCCACCGGCATTGCCCATCATGGCGCCGAGCGCCGAGTACGCGCCCTGCAAGCCCGGCGTGCCCTGTGAGGCGTAGTTCTGCAGCATCTGCAGCGCCTGATAGGTCTGGGGCGAATAGTCCGCGACGGTCGATCCGCCATAGTATTGCGGAGCGCCCGCAAGCATGCCGCCGGGCGGCGTGCCGGGGTCGGTGCTGAGCGGCGGATCATACATGCCGCCGGGAGGCGTGGTCGGCGTTCCCGTTGTCGGTGGCGTCCCCGTCCCCGTCCCCGTTGACGGCGGTGGCGAAATGCCGGGAGGGAGAACTCCGCCGCGACCGCCAGTCGGGTCGGTGCCGCCAGTGCCGCCGACGCCACCACCAATGGCAGGCGGCGTCGGGTCGTTGAGCATGCGACCCTCGGCTTGGCCGAATGTCTGGTAGTGATATCTCGCGAAATCATCGATGGTCGGATACATCGCAACAAGCTTCGCGTTGTTGGGCCTGTTGTAGTAGGCGACCACGTCCGGGTTGTTTCGCAGATAGTACGAGTACGGACTGTCGGCGCTGTTCCACGTTCCGGTGGACGTTCCCGAAGGTGTTGCTCCAGACGGCGTAGGCGCGGGTGACTGCGGCGACGGCGAAGAAGGCGGCAGGCTAACTGCCTGCGTCGGTTGCGGAGCCACAGCCGTCTGCGGAGTACCGTATAGGCCAAAGCTGCCACCAGACCCACCGCCGCCGTCAGCGAATGTGTCGTAGATCGATGGGGCGTTATTGCTGCCCGGCATCCCGCCGACGAGGTCGAAACGATTGACGCCGGGATTGAGATCGTAACCGTTCTGGAAAGCGTAACTGTCGCCAACGCCTGCACCGTTGGGTGACGCGGGTGTCCCATAGCCGTTTTGAAAAGCGTATGCGTCTGTGGGTGACGCGTTCCAAGCGCCGGGTGTCACGCCGGGTGTCTGGTTGCCCATCAGGTGAGCCTGTTAATGAGTGTTGACGACATATCGGATATCCATTAACGGCGATTGATCAGCAAAGGAGATCACCGTGAAGCATGCGAAGTTCGAAGAGATCGTGCCTGCCCGCTTTGACGCCGAGCCGCCGGTTGATCGCGACGACATCATCGCCGCGCTGGTCGAGCAAAACCGCGTCCATAGCGTCATCATCGTCCGCCTGATGTGGGCGATGCTGATAGTCTGCGGTGCGGTGTTCATTCCCATGATCAACGAATATCTGCTCCCGCTGCTGCGTGGCTGACGCTACTCATCTTCTTCGGCCATCATCGCGTTCAGCTCTTGCGCCAGCAGCCGGATGTCGTCGTCATCGAACTTCGGCGGCTGCGGGAAAGTCATCGGGTTGACTGGACCCTTGCCATACTTCTGGCGCAGCATTTCCAAGCCCATCTGGTTCGGCGGCAGGCCCACTTCCTTCAGCATGTTGAAGCGAGCCTGCTGATCGACCTCGCTCTTCTTGCCGCCCTCCATCAGCATGTAGCCGCCGCCGCCCAGTGCCGCGCCGCCGAGAAGCAAGTCCTTGTTGGAGCCGATCACGTTCCTCACGCCTTCGCCGACCTTGTTGACGCCGCCTGCAGCCTTGTCCACGATCTTGCCGCCCAGCTCGCCCGCGCCGTCGAGCACTGCCTCCGCGCCCTCCATCGTGTCGTTGACCCCCTGCACTGCCTTGCGGCGCACAGCGCCAGCACCCGCCGACAGGCTGCTGCCGACCTCGCTCGCCGTGTCGCCAACGCCTTGGATAATCTTGTCACGCGCGCCGCCCATCATCTCCAGCACGCGGTCGGCGATCTGCTGTTTCGTCGCCAGCGGATACTGCCTCCGCACCTGCGCGAGCAGCTGGGCCTGCTGCTTGCTCGGGAATTGCGTGGCTGCGCGCCCCGTCTGCCCCAGCAGCACGCGCCGGAGCGCGGCTGCGCCCGCCGGAGTGTTCGGGTTGATGCCCATCTGCCTCGCCACGTTCGCGAGGCGAGCGGGCGCCGGGAGGATATTGGCGCCAGCCTTGGCAATACCCGACGCCAGTGGCGCGAGCATCATACCGCCGCCGCCAAGCATCAGGGCTCCGGTTGCCGCGCCGCTGAGCCTGTCCTCCGGGTCGGCGGTGGCTGCGCCAATGCCGCCGCCCAGTGCGGCCATTGCGGCTGGCCCGCGCAGGCGGGCGAGGCTGCTAATCATCCCCATCAGTTGATGTCCTTCTTGTCCGAGAGATCGAGTTCCAGAACCACAGCGGTGCGCTTCCAGTGCCGCAGCGTGCGCTGCATGCCCTCGCGCGTGATGCATCGCATGCGGTGGCAGCCGAACTGCTTGGCGTATGCCTTGACCGTGTCTTCGAAGTGCAGCCAGTCGCGCATGCCCTCGCCCGAGGCCAGCACGATCTCAAACAGGCGCAAGCCAGTCGCCGCCTGCGTGACCGTGACGACCACCAGCGACGTGATCTGGTCGCCGCTCTTGTAGGCGATCATCCGCATGACGCCCGTGTCCACAAGCGTCCTCACCGTGTCCGGCGAGAACGTGCCGCCAGAGTAGAAGCACGCCTTCTCGACCAGCGGATAAATGTCGTCCCAGACGCCACGAAGATCGTTTGGCGACAGCATCACCAGATGACGATCAATTTCTACCTCAAGAAGCGTTTCCATGTTCAGCTCGCAATTGCCCTGTCAGTGCAGCGACGCCAGCTCGTTCCGTCCGAGAACACCGGCTGCGCGCCGCCCGTCTCGTTAGTGCAGAAGAACATGCGCCCCGCCTCGTGCGCCTCGGTCGCCAGCTGCGCTACCGTCCGCGACTGAAGCAGTCCATAGTTGATAAATCCTGCGTGGTTGTTAACCGCGTCCGCCAACCTGCGCGGGGTCTCTCCACCGGGCGGTATCTTAAGCGCCTCGGAAGTCATCCGCGCCCCCGCTTCAGAAATGCCTCGACACCCTCACGCCACTGGTCGTCCATCCGCTGGTGCGGCATGTTCAGGCGGAAGGTGTACTCTTTGTTTGATGGCGAATAGAGGCCATAAATCGCTTCAAAGTCGGGATACGCGACGTGACCCGGCAGGAGTGTCTCCAGCTCCCCCATATATTTGCCCTTCAGATGCGTGTCGTAAGAAAGATGCGGCGTTTTTGGCGTGGCGTTTGTCGCCCTGCCGGGAAAGACTTCCGATACGGACAGTCCGGTTGTCATGTTTGGCGTCATTACGAGATCGGGGTCAGTCGTCGCGTGCCTGATAGCGCCAATGTCCGGCATGCTCTCAATCTTTTGCATCTCTGTCGGGGATAGCTCATCCATCAGCAATTTTCGCAGAGCCGAGCTGCTACGCAGCAGACCACGTGTTCCCTTGTCGTTGATGCCAACCCACTTGCCCCCGCCAAGCTGTAGCATTTTATCGTCAATTGCCGCAGCGGCGGCCTTCGACAACCCGTTCGCCTCTATGAGGCCCATAAGCACGTCGGAGTTCATGGTTGCGAAGTCGCTGCTCGACCCGCCCATCGACGTGTGCATGAGGTACTGCCTCACGCCGGGATACTGCTCCGCCAGCCGGTCAATCGTATTTTGTATTCTCGTGGTGACATCTGAACCTGATGCCCACACGCTTTTCTGTTTTTTGTTTTTTTGAGCCTGCGAAAAGCGAGCGCCTCCCTCCAGATCAACAGGCTGAGATAGTTTCGTCCCGTTTATTTCGCGTAGCGTGACGCCAGCCCGCGTGCGGTCGCCAATTGCTGGAATGATAATTCCGCCGTGCAGATCGTCGAGAGAGACCTTGCCCGTCTTGCCGAGCGGGTTATTCGATGGGGTCACCAACAGCTCGTGCTCGTTGAGGGGGACACGCAGCTTGGTCGTCGAGACGGGCGACCAGTTGATCGGCGAGCCGTGACTACGAAGCATGTTGGTTAGTCCGCGAGGATCGACCCCTGCGTTGCGGCTTATCTCAAGCAGCTCATCCATATCGTTTTTAGTCTTGATCCCGTTTTTGAGCAGGGCAGTTATTCGTGAGTTGAGTAGCGCCATCTATCGAGCCCCCGCAGGCTTGGCCTTGAGATCGACGCCGTTGGCGAACGTCCACGTCGCCCCCGCCGGGATCGTCAGCTTCGCGCGCGTGAAGTTGCCGTTGACGCCACGCAGCGGACAGCGCCCGCTTGGCTGCATCGACACCGTGCCCGTGTAAGTCGGCGTGTCGGTCGGCTTCAGGCTGGCGCTCGCGGCAATCGTCGCCGTGGGCGCGTCCGTCAGCGGACGCATCCACTCAACCGTCGAGCGGCCCTGACCGCCCAGCATCGTGTCGCCAGTCTCCAGTGTCGCCTGCAGGCTGTCGCCCGAGCCCGTCACCACCGAGCCCATCTTGTGGCTGGTCGAGAACCCGGCGAGGTAGCTCGTCCCGCCCAGCCAGAACGGGTCGTCGAACGACACCGTCATCGCGTCCACATCCGTCGATGTCAGGTCGTCCGGCGAGACGCCGAGCGAGGCCGCAGACACCAGCACCTCGATGTCGATGTAGGCCACGGTCGCGCGCTGGGACACCCAGTTGTAGATCAGCATGGTGTCGGGGATGCCGGTCGTGTTGCCATCCGAGCAGAAGGACCAGCACACCAGCTTCTTGCGCGGGTCGATCACCGCAGACATCCGCGGCCACAAGTCGGGCTGGGAGTTGTCGCGAAACCACTTGTCGAAGCGGCCCGCGCCAATCGGCGTCGGCGTCTCGCCGTCGAACATGTAGAAGCCGTCCTCCGCGAGATAGAAGAACAGCCGCCCCCACTGGCACAGCGAGTTCGGCTCGATGCAGCCGGGACCGGTGACGATCTTGTCGATGGTCATGATGGTCGCGCCGCCGACGTAGTTCATCCGGCGGATCGCGCGCTCCTGAAAGATGTAGAGCACGTCGAGCGAGCCGAAGCCGGTGATCCTGCCGCCGTCAGGAAACTCCTGCTCGTCTGACTGGTTCGTGCCCGGCGTCCACTGCGCCGAGTTGGCAAAGCCTGACCACCTGATCTTCATGTTCGACGAGTCGGTCGCGCCCAGCACCACGAACTCGCTGTATGCCGTGACGAACTCCGCCAGCGGCGGCGAGCCCGGCAGGTCGGCGAACTGCGTCGCCGCCGTGCTCATGTCGATGTACTGGATCGGGTTGACCTTGTTGGTGGCCAGCAGCCGGTCGCCAAAGGTCGCGAAGTTCCAGCGCGCGTTGTCCGAGATCGGCCCGTAGCCGCCAGTCTTCGACGCATCCACCCACGAAAAGCTGAGCAGCTGGTACAGCTTGGTCGTGTCACCGGCATAGACGTGCTGCGCGTCGAGAATGTCCGTAATGCAGAACGCACCCTTGCACCGGTTGTCCAGCGCGTTCGTGACCTCGGTCTGGCCCTGAAACGGACCATACGCCTCAAGCGTCGGAATGCAGCCGCTCGCCGTCCGCAGGTGCGGCGCACGCACCATCGGGAGGTCTGGCATCCACTGGCCGAACTCAATCATTGTTCAGCCTCGCCAGCTTGTCCCTCGCCTGCGCCTCGGCCTGCGCCTTCGCTGCATCGAGCCCCGACGAACTCACGCGCGCGGCGCCGCGATAGCCGCCCACATTGCAGACGACAAGCATCCGACCGTTGGGCGTCGTCTCGTATTCGAACATCGGTGGCGGCGTCTCTTCAGCCATCTACCACCTCACCTGCAGGCGACGGGTCGCCGTGCGCTTGGCGTGCTCGCGGTCGAGCGCCTGCTCGGCCACCTGCACAGCCGAAGCCGCCGCCTGCACGTCGTCGTAGCTCTTGATGTAGTCACGCAGCAGGATCAGCTTGGCCATCGACCTGACGACCAGCTCGCCGTGCGTCATCCAGTTGTTGGTGTCGCCGTCAGCCACCAGATCGGCTTCTTCGAAGATGCCCGTCCACGTCAGCGTGTACGCCGCATTCGGCGTCGGATAGAGCCGCACACGCCTGCCATACCGACAGTACTCGAAAGGCTCGTTGGTCGATGTCGTGCCGTCGTGGCGGCTCTCCATCTCCTGTATCGTGATCGGCGTCAGCATCTTCAGCTGGCTCGACGCCGTCAGGCGAAGCGAGACCAGCTCGACCAATCCATTCGGCTCGGCGACGTAGGAGTTGTTCGCGGTCGTCGTGTTTGTCTTTGTCCCGCCCACCCCTGCGTGGGGATGCTGCAGAAACCACCAGCTCTTCGACTGGTAAATCGTGATCGCGTCGCCGATTGCAGCCTTGATCTCGTCAGCCCACGTGCGCGAGGCGAATGACGTGTCGGCCAGAGCGCGCTCAAGGTCTGACGCTATGCGTGTCTGCATCGTCCCGTAGGTTGTCATAGGTCATCCTCGGCGGTCGGGGCGAAGCGGCTCATGACGTGATCGCCTGCAGCTGCGCGTCGGTCAGGACGGAGTTGAATATGGCGGCGCGTCGGAAGTAGGCAAACGCATTGTTGGTTGCGCTTTCGGACGAACCAAAGCGGAGCGCCGTTGGCGTCGCGGGCGTCGTCGCCGCGGTATCTTCAACTCCCAAAGTCCCATTGATGCAGCCTTGAACTCGGTTTTCGGCAAATGCGCCCGCGTGCTGGTAAATGGTATTTACACGGAGGACTTCTCCAGCTGCGACATCAGCCGCCAAGACGTTGTTATCCGCCATGACCGCGCGAGCGAGGTTAGATGAGTTGATGCCTAGCACCGTGCGTTCGGGCATCGTGCCGTCATCAAGGCGTAGCAGCGCAGCAGCAGAGTTAGGGTCAACGGCGCGCTCGTACTCCAGCCACATGGACAGCGGGTAAGTGACGCCGGGCGAGCTGATGAACGCAAAGTCGTCCGCCCGCGTCACGCTGGCGCCCGTCGTCGGTATCCACGAAGACGGCGAGGAGCCGAGTTCTAGGTTCACATTCGTGACGGAGCCGGACACGGTGAGCGTGAGCGTGCTCGCGGACGGCGTGAAGGTCAGCGATACGAGAGTGTTGACCCCGGCGCCGTACAGGGGGCCCGCAGTGGACGCCCCCGAGAGGGTTATCCGCCCCGTGCCTCTGAAGCTGAGCGTGTGAGCGACGGCGGTCACGGTGACGCCCTGCGTGACCCCGACCGCCGAGTTCAGGAACAGGTTCGTCCGGGTGGGCTCGATCAGGAGGCCGCGATCCGTGCGGCGAGGCTCGCCAGAGGCAAACAAAACAATCGCGCCGCCGACTGCCTCCGCCGACCCCACCGACGCTCGGGTGAAGCTCCAGCCGGGCGTGTTGGCGACGCCGTTGATGCCGACGCCCGCGAACCACGCCTTGTCCGTCATGAAGTCCCAGTAGTGGTACGGCTGGATGCCGCCGATTGACACGCCCTGCAGGGCGGAGCTGCCGACGACGCCCGTCCTGCGAGCCCCGCTCGCGCCTGTCGTGGTCTTGAGCGTGCCGCTCTGGTCGAGCCAGAGGTGCGCCGCCCCCTGCGGCGTTCTGGGCGCCGCGTTGCGAGCGCGGAGCCCTAGCGGTGAGCCGGTGACTGCGCCGCGCCTGAACTCGGTCCTGTAGATCGTCATAGCGCGCTGAAGTCCACCAAGGTTGTGAGCACGGTGACGCCGCCGGAGGTGATCTTCACCATGATGTCGCCTGCGTCGCCGCTCTCCGTGCCGTCGCTGAGCCAGATCACCGCGCAGCCTTCCGGCGGGTCTTCCGGGTCGGCTATGCGGATCACGAAACCGAACGGCGCGCCGGTTGTGAAGCCGCCCTGCGTGGAGGTCGGGAAGTCAGCGTGTCTCATGCATCGACCGTCTGTTGCGCGGGCGACCCGCGCGTCGCTTCGTCGGGATGGTCTCTTGGTGAACCATGCCGTTGTCGGTCTCCGGCACCATCGGGCGCATGTCCGACCCGGCAAAGCCGCCAATGAAGCCCGCAGGCAGCATGGCATTCATGTCAGCGGTCTGCTGTGCGATGATGGTGCGGCGGCGAGAGCCGACGTGGTTGCTCATTGTAGTCCCTCCAAACGCAAATCGCGGGCCTCACACAAGGAGGCTTTGTGTGCGGCCCGCGACTGCTGTGCCCCTAAAAGGCAAGGCTATTACATGTCGTTGTCAGGCGCATAGGCAATCAGGATTTCTCCCGCGCCCGTAGTCGCGCCTGTCGTCGAAACCACCGCACCCTGCACAATCGTGTTGACGGTGACCAAGTTGGTCACCGCCTCGTCGAGCGGGATGTAGCCGAGCGTTCCCAAGGCGAGGAGTGTCGCCCAGAGGTTGGTGCCCGCGTCCGTCGATGGGCCGAGGTCGAGCGTGTTGGTCGTCGCACCGTTGAAGACGGTGTGGATCGCCACGCCGGAGATCGGCTTGAGGACAAGCGAACCCGCCGGGATTTCGCCGACAGTGACGGTCGTGCCGTTGTCACCGAAGACGATGCCCTTCCGAATGTAGTGGACGAGCTGGTAGCCGTAATCACGAGCTGGCATGTGATATTCTCCCTTATGCCGCGTTAGCAGCGTAGGACGAGATCACAATCGTGCCGAAGTCGCTCGAGTTGAACCTCGTCTTCTTCATGCCAAAAATCGTGAGGCCGTTCATCGCGTACTGACGCTTGAAGTCGAAGGTCTCTTCGTTGACTTCCCACTTCTCCGGGGAGAAGCCCTGACCGTAGGCGGTGATCAGAGCCTGCGCGCCACAGAACACCGCGCGACGCACGGTGGAGATGGCGGCGCCGGTGCTGCCGTTGACGCCTTGCGTGACGCGGTTGGACACAACGAGGAGTGTCTCGTTGTAGACGCCGAGGCCGCCCTTGAAGATCGGGCTGTCGTCGCCCTTCGAGCCAGACAGGAGGGCCTTCTGCAGGTCCATCCAGTTGTTGGTCGTGGTCGAGGTGCGGAGCGAGGTCGCCTGCGTCGGATGGATGAAGCAGACGTACTTTGCGCCAGCCGGGAGGCCCTTGATCGGACGGATCGGAGGAAGCCCCGTCGATCCACCGGTCTCCGCAAGTTCGCGCGCACGGTCGATCTGGGTGAGCGTCATTTCGTCGCCGCTTGAGTCGAGGTCTTGGTCGGCGCTCGTGCCAGCCTCGGTCCAGAGATGGCGACCAGTCGAGGGCGCCGTGATGGTGTTGAAGGCGTTGTACTGGCCGTTCGCCGCCTGCGTGTTGGCCGGAGTGTAGCCGCACGCGTGGTTGAAGAAGACGGTGTCGAGGCGGTCGGCATGCCAGTCGGAGAGACCGTCATTGCCTTCCTTGGCCAGTTTGAATGGCACGCGCTGCTGCGCCATCTTGGACTTGTGACGGAAGGCGTTGGAGAGTTCGCCGAGCGACACGTTGTCCGTGTAGGTGACGATAGCCTCTTCGTTGCCTTCCTGCGTTTCGTTCTCGGTCACACCCGCGCCGTTGAACTGCATGCGGAGGGTGACAGTCACGCGGTCGCCCGGACCCTTCTGGGTGTCCGGTTCGAGCGTGACCAGAGCGTCGCCGCTGTCGGAAATATACGGAGCGATGATGCACTTTTTCAGCGCCTCGCGCGCAAGGCGCTTGCTCCAAATCTTGACGACTTCGGGATCGCCCGTGGCGTAGGTCTTGATTGCCATTGGGGTTCTCTTTGATTGGGTTGGGGTGCGACCCTGCGGCGGCGCGCGACGCGCCCTTGCTCAACAGGTACTCGGCTAAGCGATCCGTCCGTGGATCAGACGAGCCTCGTCGCATCGCGACTGAGGGGTAGATTGCTCCGTCCGTGGAGCTGACGAGCCCCCAGCAAAGGGGGAAGTTGATTAGCACATCCTTAACGCTGGCCCGTCATGTCGGAGACTTTTTTCTGCGCTGCGGCCAGTATCTGCGCGTTGTCGGCATCCGGGTGCATAGCCTTCAACTCGCCCGCAATCTTCATCACGAGCCTCCGTAGGCCCAGCGCGGGGGCTCCCAGAGCCATCCCGCCCAGTGCGCCAACGCCGACGCCGTCCTCGCCAGCGGACGCGGCGCCAGCGAGCCCCCCAGCCACGCCGCCGCCTGCCGTTGCCAGAACCGCGTCAGCGGCGCCGAGAGCCGGGTCGCCCCGGAAGGCGTCGCGCGCCCCCCGGCGGACGGCGCCAGCCACCGATCCAAGCATTCCCATATCATTCTCCTCTCATGAACTTGTCGAACGCCTTGTCGAACGCCGCACCCTTCAGATTGGCGATAGACTTCAGCGAATTGCTCTCCGCCGTCACCATCCCGCCGCCACTGATCGTCTGCGCCGCCTGCTGGCCAGCCCTGATCTGGGCGACCCTGCCTGACGTGTTCTGCGCGAGCTGCGCCTGCTCGTACTGGAGCTGCTGCATCACGTGCTGCGGGACGTAGCCGCGCTCGACCGCGGTCTCATACGCCACGTGCGCCGGGTTGCGACCGGACGACAGGATGACGTTGGCCATGTTCATGGCCCAGTTCTCGACCGCCTTGGCAGCCTGCTGCTCCGGCATGCCTGCACGGATCAGCTGGCGCTGCTCCAGAGCGAGCAGGTAGTCGGTCGCGTGGTCGTAGTCGGGGTAGTCGGCCCTGAACTCGGCCTCATAGTCCTCGACCGTGGTCGTCAGCTGCTGCACTGCAGCCTGCTGCGCTGCCATCGCCTGACGCTGCTGCATGGCCTGCACATTCGCGCCTTCCATCTGGCGGAGACGCGCCTCCAGCATCTTGGCGTGCGTGATGACATCGACTTCGGGGTCAACCGGCTCAGTCTGCCGCGCCTGCTGCTGCAGCAGGAATTGCCGGAACTGCTCGCGCTGCTGCTCCATCGCCTGCTGGATCGACAGCATCTGGCGCTCGGTCGCGCGGCGCTTGGCGCGCTCCTCGGCCAGAGCGGCGCGCTGATCCTGCCAGCGTCGCGCCATCTCGTTTGCGTCAAGCGTCTGACGCTGCGGCTTGGCCTGCCGCGCCGGACCACGTTCGATTGCATCCGCGGCGCCAGAGCCGTCGCCGTCTGTGTCAACGAGGCCGCTCTCGCCCTTCTCAAGCGTCAGCTCTGCGTTGTCTTCCAGCTCCGCGAGCTGGTTGTCGATGTCGTCAGCCATTGTCGTCCTCCATTACGCCAGCAAGAGCGCCAGCGCCTCATCTTCGTCTTGCGCTTCCGCGCGAAGCCGTTCTTCGATTGCAACCCGAACGGCAATCTGCCGCTGCAGGTCGCGCAATTCCGTTCGCATCTGGTCCAGCTCGGCGAACTGAACCGGCATCTCGACCAGCCCGGCGAAGGGGAATGCCAGCTCGACCGCAAGACTGGAGATGGTGCTCGCCAGTGTTCTGGGCGGACGCTCGGGCTTGGGCAGCGACAGGTAGGCAATCGCCTCCGTGGTCGCCTCTTCAAGCTGCTGCAACTCCTCCAGCTCATCTGACGATCCGCCAGACGGACTGTAAGACATCCGCGCCCGCGGACGCGGGCGCTTGCCCCGCAGCGGAGAGCCGCCAAGGTCTGACGACGCCAACACGCCGGTCGCCACAAGCGTGACCCCGTCGAGTGTAACCGCGAGGGTTCCGGTGACCGGCGGGGAGCCGATGACGGCGCTTGAGGCAGTCGTCAGCGCGTCAAGCGTGACGCTGAGCGCCCCCCTGATCGCCAGCGTGGCCGCAGACGACACCGTGAGGTTGTCGAGCGTGACGCCAGAGGTTGAGCGGAGGGCGAGAGCGGAGGCGCTGGCCGTGGTCAGCGCGTCCAGCGTGATCGCGGCCTGAGCAGCGACGCCGACCCTCGTCGCCGAGGACAGCGAGAGGTCGGCAAGTGTGGTGGAGAGCGTGCCCGCAATCCTGATCGTCGCAGCCGACGAGGTCGTCAGCGCGTCGAGCGTGACGCTGAGCGTTGCGCCTGAGATCGTTGCCGTTGAGGCGACTGTCAGGTCGTCTAGCGTCGCGCCTAGTGAGCCCGATAGACTGCCATCACCGGCAGCAAGCAGAAGACCCATTGCCGCCTCCCGTCAGTCGTTTATTCCCAGCCGTAAATCGGCGTCCAGACAAAGTTGATCACTTGCGATCCGGTTGCCGTGCCTACGATGAATTTGCCGACAAGCTGGACGAACTCGCCGGGGTTCACGAAGATAGGCGCGTCTCCAAGGTCAATTTCAATTGGCCCGTGTTGCGGAGCTTGGCCGATAGCTGCGCCGACCGGCCACGTCATGTAGCCAAGCGGTAAGCGACGTGACGCCTTTGCGGCGGCTCCTTCAGCGGTCGCAAGAGACACAGCCGTGTTTCCGTAGCCAAGCGAGAATAGAATTGTGGTCG